AATTGCGTGGATTGATACTGGTACGTTTGAATCACTTTCAGAAGCATCAGTATTCGTGGGTTCTGTTCAACGCAGAACTGGTATGATGATCGCATGTCCTGAAGAAATTGCATTTAAGAATGCATGGATTACTGAAAATCAAGTTCTTGCTGCAGCAAACAAATATCACAAATCTGATTATGGAAAGTATTTGAGTAAAATACTACTACAACATGAATATATTAGTCGTCGGTAGAGGTTGGGTTGGTCGAAAGATTTTCGACCAATTAGTTATCAAAGGTCATGTGGTCACAATATGCCCACATTATAAGGCTGAACTTGCTATTCAGCAGCATAGTTATGATTGGGTCATAAACTGTGCTGGCATAACAGGCTCACCAAATGTAGATGCATGCGAGAAAATTAAACGAGAAACAATGGAAGCGAATGGAATTTTTCCATTGAGGCTCATGGAACTTTGCGATTCTGTTGATACAAGATTTGCGCACTTCTCGAGCGGATGTATCTACGAAGGGGAAATTGAAGATGTTTATGCGGATCCCAATTTCTTCGGTAGTGCCTATTCAATCAGTAAGGGTGTATCGGATCTCTTGTTAAAAGATCGATGCTTGCTTTTTAGAGTACGTTTGCCGTTTGATGGAACAAACAATTCAAAAAACCTTCTGCAAAAGTTGTACAATTATTCAAAATCAGGTAAACTAATGGAAGGTGGGCTAAACTCAATTACAGATATTGACGAAGCAGTAGAACATGCGATCGACTTGATTGAAAAGGATGCAAGTGGTCCTTTTAATCTTGTCAATTGGGATCCAATCACCAACCATGAAATTGCTGATATGATGGGATTAGATTGCCAATGGTATACGCAAGAAGAATTTGTTGGTGTAACTGCTGCTCGTCGATCTAATTGTGTCATTCCTGCTTATGAGAGAATGTCGCCTGTTAAAATCGCTTTGACTAAACGTATTGAACAATTTAAGGAAACATTATGAGTGACGTAAAACAAATGATTGAAGAATTGGTTGCTGCTGTCGGCACACCGAAGTATGCTTACAATTGCAAGGAATTCAATCCTGAAAAGGATACTGTTTTCTATTCTGGTCCATATTGGGACGAAAAAGAAGTCATTGCTGGCGTCACCGCATTTCTTACAGGCAAGTGGCTTGTTTCTGGTGAGAACGTTGCGAAGTTTCAGTGGGCATTCTGCCGCAAGTTCAATGTGAAGCATGCGCATATGGTGAACTCTGGTTCATCAGCCAACCTAACAATGGTCGCTGCACTCAAGAAACACTTGGGTTGGAAGGATGGCGCAGAAGTAATTGTATCGCCTGTTGGGTTCCCAACTACGATTGCTCCATTGGTTCAGAACGGATTGACTCCTGTATTCGTTGATATTGAAATGGATACTCTCAATTTCAATCTTGACAACGTTGAGAAGTGGATCACTGACAAAACAGTTGCTGTTTTCGTTTCACCTGTTCTTGGCAATCCGCCAGACATGGATCGTATCGCAAAGTTTTGCGCAGAGAATGACATTTATCTTATTGGCGATAATTGCGACTCACTTGGTACAAAGTGGGATGGCAGATTATTGACGGATTATTACTATGCGTGGACAACATCTTTCTATCCTGCTCACCACATTTCGACAGGCGAAGGCGGCATGGTTTGCTCAAACGACGAGCAACTCATCAACACTGCTCGCAGCATTAGTTGGTGGGGTCGGGATTGCCGTTGCGTTGGTGCTGCTAATCTATTGGCTTGCGGAACATGTGGTAATCGCTTTGATAAATGGCTTGAAGGATATAATGGAATAATTGATCACAAGTATCTCTTCACGAATATGGGATACAATCTCAAGCCACTTGACATGCAAGGTGCAATTGGTATTGAGCAGTTGAAGAAGATCGACGAGATTGATGTGAAGCGTCGTCTGAACTTCCAGCGAATTAAGAGTTTGTTCTATCGTCATGTTCCTGGTGTTCGTGTTGCTTCTGCTCTGAATAAGGCAGATCCTTCTTGGTTCGGTGTTCCGTTGATCACTGATACACCTGAACTCAAGGAAAAACTCCAAGCATTCTGCGAGGCTAATAGAATCCAGACTCGCAATTACTTTGCTGGAAATATTCTGTTGCATCCTGGCTACAAGCATCTTGACGATGCTTCGAAGTATCCGAATGCTAACAAGGCATTGAGCAATGTATTCTTCGTCGGTTGCCCACCGCATTATGGCGAGGATGTGTTTGCCTATTACGAAAGCGTAATGTCAAAATGGCAATCGTAAACGTCTTTGGAGGATATGGCTTTGTCGGAAGTGAATACTGTAACGTCTCCAAAGGCTGGATCAAAAATTACAGAGATAATTACCAAGTACGGAGTGCCAATTGCGTTTACTTTATTAGTACCGTTGATAACTATAATGTGCATGTCGATTCTCTCTTGGACATTAATACTAATCTCGTTGTTCTCGTAAAGGTTCTCGACGAATATCGTAAATATGTAAAAGAAACTGGTGAGAATGGATGCTTCAATTTCATCAGTTCTTGGTTTGTTTATGGACAGGACTCTGGTTTCGGGGAAGGTGCTCGTGGCATCCCCGAGACTGATTCTTGCGATCCAAAAGGTTTTTATTCTATAACAAAAAGATGCGCCGAGCAGTTGCTTATGTCTTACTGTGAGACGTTTGGATTAAACTATCGCATCTTGAGGCTGGCTAATGTCTTGGGTAAAGAAGATAAAAAGGTATCTGCGAAAAAGAACGCTCTCCAATACTTACTGGCGGAGATCGCGTCCAATCGACCAGTGGATCTCTATGATAGTGGGTATTTTTATCGTGACTATATTGATGTTAGGGATTGCGCTCGAGCAATCGATCTCGTTGTCCAGCAAGGAGAAATCAACTCCATCTACAATATCGGAAACGGTAAACCGATAATCTTTAGAGACATTGTTCGATACGCTCGAGATGCAATGGATTCGGCTTCTGAACTCCGCACGATTGAACAGAAAGAGTTCCATAAGAAAGTCCAATCTTCTCGCTCTTTCTTTATGGATAACACCAAGTTGAGAGAACTCGGTTATCGTCCTGAGTATTCTATTCAACAGACCATCGATGACATTATTCACGGTATCTTAACCGCAAAAAATAACTAAATATACTATAATCCCACAGTGTGGAGAGAGTATGTTTGGTTTCAAACAGTATATTCCATTTATAACAGAGCAAAAAGCACCTGCTCGCGGAATCCAACACCTTCCCCATCCAGCCGAATCTGCCTTTAATACTAAAAAGAGCGCAGTCGGTTCATCTCTCTCCAAAATCCAAGGTGTTATTAACGGTCGTGCTCCGATCACTCGAAAGATCGACGATCGCATGTCATTTCAGGTCGTTAAAACACCAGAAGGAAAGGTTGGTGTCAAATATAAAGGACCTGGAGCACAATACAATTATTCTCACGAAGATATAAAGAAGCAATATACGCATAAGCCATATATTGCAGGTCCTCTCATGAACATCCTAAATCATGTTCATAAGGTTCTTCCAGATAAGGCTGGTGAATATCAGGGCGGTTATCTCAGTGCTCCCGAGGATCGTCAAACTGAAGATGATCATATCGGTCATACACCAAACACCATTAAATACTCGGTTGCAAAGGATTCTCCAGAGGGTAAAAAACTTGCTAAATCTAGGGTAAGTTTGGTTATGCACTCACAACTAGACAAGAGCGGAAAGGCATCTCCGATCGAACACAGTGAGTTTAAGCAACACCCAGACGTTCATTTAATGAATCACAGTGTTTCTGCTGACGAAAGAAAGATGTCTCCAGAAGAAAAGCGAAAGACAATGGAGCATATTGCTGCAGCAAAGAAACTTTCTAAAGATCATTCTCACGATCATCATGTTGATCACGAAGAAACATTAAATCGTTATTCTAATTCAACAATTGATACTGGCGAAAAGCCAAGTGCCAGCGGATATAAAAAGTTCTTACAGAGATACCATCAAAAGAGAATCGACTCAGTAAAAACTGATAAGGCAAAGGCTAAGAAAGCCGAAGAAATGAAGGCGGCGATTAATCATGTGAATGATAATATAGAAAAGTTTGATCGCACTTTCGATATTCACCATCATATGCAGAAAGCAACATACGCTGTTGCTGATGCTCTCTCTAAAACTGCTCACGGTGGGTATAAACACCATATCGATAATGAGCCAGCAGCAGGAGAGGGGTTTGTTTCAAATGGTGTTAAATTTGTTCCTCGTAAATTTACTGAGGCAAATCGCAAAAGATCTGCAGCACTTAAAGCAAAGAAAACAGCACAGAGCGTAATATGAGTAACGCAACCTTTACATTTGGTCGCTTCAATCCTCCAACAGAGGAAGGACACGGCAAACTCGTGTCAGCAGTACAACAACATGCTGAAAAAACAAGCGGCACACATTATGTTTTCCCATCACATTCTCAAGATGCTAAAAAGAATCCATTGAGCCATAATGATAAAGTCGGCGCAATGCAAAAACTATTTCCAAATGCAAATATTGTTTCTCACGGCAAAGTCCGTACAGCAATTGATGCAATGAAGCATCTCGAGAAAAAAGGTCACACCAACGTAACAATGGTTGTTGGCTCAGATCGAGTTGCAGAGTTCCACGGATTACTTTCTAAATATCGTAAGAAAGAATTTCCTGGAATCAAAAAGGTTAATGTTGTTTCAGCAGGAAATCGTGACCCTGATGCAGAGGGTGCAGAAGGTATGTCTGCATCTAAACTTCGCGGTTTAGTTGCTGCTGGAAAAAAGAAAGAGTTCGTTTCACACTATAGCGACCCAAAATTGGGCGCACATATACATGATAAGGTAAAAGCAGGTATGCAAATGGAATCAGTAAATCCAGTTGGTATTTTTCTTCTTGGTGGTCCAGGCAGCGGGAAAGATTATGTTCTTAAGAACATCTTCTCTCGTTTTGACTTGACTGAAGTTCAGGCAGATCAACTTTTAAATGGTGCTGCAGACGAACTCATTCGTGAAGGAAAAAATATCGTTATTAATGGCGTATCTGATTCAGCCAAGATCACAGAGGTTCAAACGATTCTTGAACAAAAGCAGTATGTTTACGATTATGTTCATGTTTCTGTAACTAATAAGGTTTCTCGTTTAAGAAACGAACAGCGCGAGCAACCACTCGTAGAGTCAAAGCGTATTGATAAATTCCTTAAAGCAGAGGAACTAGCTCGCAACACAGAAGCATTTATCTTTAACAATTCAATCAATCTAAATGAATCTTCAGAAATGGAGAGAGTATTCTTCGGTGCTCAGATTGAGAAACTTCTAGAGCGCGTTGTTGAACTCGGTCTTGAAATCAAAACAACACCAGAACCAAAAGCATTTAGCGTTATTAAAGAAAAATATTTTCCACCAGTTGCAAAAGATAAAGCATCTGGACTACCAAAGAAATACGTCCGTGGTTTAAGTGCATCTACTGCAAAGGCACGCGCTGCTCATTGGAGAGAGAAATCAAAACTTTCTGATAGCGACCCAAGAGCGTATGAACCAGCTCCAGGTGATGCAACTGCGAAAACAAAACCAAGTAAGCATACTATTGCTGTTCGTAAGATGATGGGCGAACAGATGACTGCTGATGTTAAGGTCCCTCATACTGTTGAGGATATTGCAGCCAAACATAAAGTTTCTGTTGCTGAAATTATCCAAGCATTGAAAATTGGATCACAGATTGAGATGGAACACACTAATGATGAGAATACAGCAGAGATTATCGCGCTCGCTCATCTTTGGGAAAAGCCAGATTACTATACACAACTTGCAAAAATGGAACAAGTTGCTAAACCAGTTGATCATGTTGCTATTGAAAAGAAAGCAGAACGCGAAAGAAGAATTCGTGACACTCGAGTTCTTACACACCAGAATCGCCATATTCATCAAGCAGCGATGGGTGAAGCCATTCGTCGTGTCCCACGCAGCGGAAATGTCACTGCGGTGATGAAGAAGCGCGAACTGAACGATGCTGAAAGAGCAGGATTTGAACAAGCAAAAATGCAACTTGCTGCAAATAAAGTTCAAGAAGCATCTTCTCCTGCACAACAGGCAGCAATTGCTATCGCCATGAAGAAGGCTGGTAAGAAACCAAAGAACGAGGAAGTGATTGATGAGGGTGCTGCAGATTCATCACTCTCAGCAAAAGCCAAGAAGTCAGGTATTTCTGTCGGCACTCTCCGCAAAGTTTACAGGCGCGGAGTTGCTGCTTGGAATTCTGGACATCGTCCAGGAACAACACCGCAACAGTGGGGTCATGCTCGTGTAAACTCTTATATCAACAAGGGTAAGACCTATCATACAGCAGATAAAGATCTTCGCGAAGACACAGATATTAATGATCTATTCGAAATGCAATTAATGGGCACGGATGAATACCGAAAGCATGCAATTGCAATGACCCCAGGACAAAGCCAGGAGATAGCAAATGCTTTCAGTGATGATGGAAAGGTTGATGTCAAGACTGTTCAAAAGACAGAATCAGAATGCGGATGCGGCGGTAACTGTCAGTGCAATGGACAAGACGGATCTGGAAATAATAAAAGTGATAGAAAATTCTCTGAATTCAGAAAAGGCGTCAAAGAAGCCAAAGAGAAAGACGGCAAAGATGATGGCGTCGAAACCCAGCCAACCTTAACAACAAAGCACAAGAAAGGCGCACTAAAAGGTCCAAATCATTACGATTATACTCTGCAGGGATTACCAATAACTGCACGTTTCAATGCGCTCGAACAAGTTACGGTTGAGGAAGCGATTGAATATCATCTAACAGAGAACATCTCTTTTACTGAGAACGCATTTCGTCCAGGTTCTGAGATGTTCTTTGAAATGATCTCAGAAGCCAAGCGTCTTTATAAAGAAGGCAAGTACACTCCAAAAGACGAGTGGGAAAAGGATATGCTTGAATCAAATATCGGTGAGATTGCCGAGTTTGATGGTCAGCAAGTTGTTCTTGATTATCCTATCGAGGAAGGTCTCGAGGAGTGCTGGAAAGGTTACACTCAGCGTGGAATGAAGAAGAAGGGCGATAAGATGGTCCCTAACTGCGTTCCTGTAAATGAGGCTGACGATCCAACAGACGGTAAAGGCATCGGCAAACCATTCCGTTCTGGTGGCGGTGGTGCGGTCTATGTTCGTGTCGGTGATGGAGTTCGCAAGATCAATTTCAGTCAATCTGGAATGACAAAGAAGTACATGGATCCTGCAGCAACTCGCAGTTTCGTTGCTCGTCACCATTGCTTAACAAATAAGGACAAGACGTCACGTTCTTACTGGGCATGCCGTTGGCCAAGATTCTTTAGTAATTCTGGGAAAACATGGTGGTAAGTCCATACATTGACGAAAAACTAAATAATTGGACGTTCGTGCGAACATTTAAACACGATGTCTTGACTGAAGAATTAATATGGCATCGTGATCGAAGAGGAAGATATATTGAGGTTTTAGAGGGTACTGGTTGGGAGTTGCAATTTGATAATCGACTTCCCAAAAAGTTATACAAAGGCGATCGCCTTTTTATTCCTGCTCGAACCTTTCATAGAATTAAACGTGGAACGACAGACTTAAAATTAAAGATTGAGGAATTCGATGAAATATTATAATCTTGTAGAACAAGCGGAGCAAATGGTTTCTGAACAAGCAGAACCAGCTCTGATCGACGCATTGTATAATGTAACGTCAGATGCATTCGTCTTTTATTTTAAAGCCCATTCCTTTCACTGGAATGTGACTGGCAAAGACTTTCCTCAACTACACGATTTCTTCGGTAAGATTTACGAAAACGTTTTCGATAAAATCGACCATCTCGCTGAGCATCTTCGTGCATTAAACGCTACAGCTCCAATGAATCTTGCAAGTATTATTGCAAGTTCGAAGATTATGGAAAACAAAGATCCATTGACTGCTATGGAAATGGTTGCTGCTCTTGAAGCAGATAATAACAAAGTTCTTGCTGGTCTTTTGGCTTGTGCTAAAATGGCTGAAGCTGCAGATGAAATCGGACTTAATGATTTTCTCACTCAACTCTACGACGAGCACAAGAAATTGGCTTGGATGTTGTCATCAACACTAAAGGGTCTATAAATGTCAGAAGCAGCATGGAATAAAGCATTTACTCAAGGTTCTAGTGCACTCAAAAAGCGACTCATGGATGTGCATGCTAAGAATCCAAAATTTCAATCATGGCTCAAGTCGAGTGGTCATGGTGCAGGTCAAAGCGTAAAGCAAGCATCTAAAGAAGTTAAGTCTAGCGAAAGAGTTAAGCAACTTCAAGCAAAAAGTTTAAAGGCATATGGTGCTACAAAGGGAACTCGCATGGGTTCTGCTGATGGTAGTGGCGAAGAATTAAAAGATACCATTAAGCCACTTACTCGCGATCAACACTCTAAGGTTCAAGCAGCTGCACGCGCTGCAAAGAAAACACCATTAACAAAAGATCAAAGAATGGCAGCAATTGCCGCTTCTGTTCGTAAGTATAAAGAAAAACATGATGTCCCAACTGTGGATCCAGATGATGAAGGTCATGACGATCTAAGAGATATTCACCAGTCATTGCATATTCGTAAGGGATATAACGAAGAAGTTGAGCAGGTGGATGAAACTCGTCGTATGAGTGCTGCTGAGAAACTTGCTCGTGCATTTGATCGTGCGCGTGCAGAGAGCGAAGCAAGTCGTCGGCGCGGAAAAGAATTACTACAATCTCGTGCAACAAAAGAAATGCCTAAAAAAGAAACTGTAGCTGAAGCAGCAACAATAGCATCAGATAAAGAAGTCAAGATGGCAAAGGGAATCGCCTTTGATAAGCGTTATAAAGGTGGAAATATGACTGGTGCTTCCAATGCTATCGAAAAGATTCGTCCAGGTTTATCCAAACACCCAAAAGTCGCTGCAGCATTACGCAGTGCAAATGAGGAAAGAGAAATGTCATACGGTAAGAAAATCGCAAAGATCATGCTTGCAAAACAATCAAAGCACCCAATTGCTCAAAACATGGGTGAGGCAGTCAAAGACCAAGCCGATGTCGGTGAGTATGATTACGAAGGTGACATGGCAAAATCTCAATTGCGCAGTATTTTAACTAATGCAAAGCGTCTACACGACATGCTCGAAGACACTACAAATCTACCTGAGTGGGTGCAGAGCAAGATTACTCTTGCTGAGGATTATATCCTTACTGCTGCCAACTATATGGAAGGTGAGATGAATGAAGAAGTCGAACAAGTCGATGAGAAAATCGATCTTGAGAAAGCCAAGATGGGCGATGTAATCAAGGACTTCTATAAGTCAAAGGCTCCTCAGTTCAAGGGAAAAAGCATGGAAAAGCGTCGTGAGATGGCAATTGCTGCTAAACTCGGCGCAGAACGCGGAATGAAAGAAGAAGTCGAGCAGATGGATGAGGTAAATGCTCGCAATAGTTTTGTTGCTACTCAGCAAGCACTCACACCTCGCGCTAAAGATGTTAAGGCATCTGTAGGAACTACACGCCGCGACGCTGCTGTGACGAATAAGTATGCTCGCCGCATATCAAAACTATCTGGTGGTGACTATTCAAAACAAGATGTTAAGGGCAACCTAAAGAGTCTTGCGAAAGAAGAAGCCGAGCAAGTTGAAGAGAAATATGAAAATAATCCTTTAATTCCACCAAGACCAAACAAGGCTGTGGGATTAAAGCCTTCTCAGTTAGCAAAGAAACCTGTTACTGCAGAAGGTGCAGATGATTGGAAAAAGGCTTTCGCTAAAGTTGCCAAAAGAAATCTAAACCAAGATACTGCTCAAGTCAAACAAAAGGTTAAAAAATTAGAGCCAGTTGATGAAGCCGAAGGTTCAGTTCCAACGACGCCAAAAGAAAAGGAACTCGCTGCGCATCACGGCGATCCAAAGAAGATCACTTATGGTGATGTGATCAAGGCTCGTTTAAAGTCAGCCGCTGCAAAGAAGATGGGTAAGTAATATGAAACATATAGTCGAAATCAAATACACCAATCCTTCTCACGAACATGTTTCTTTGCGTCGTCGCGTAGAAACTGTGAATCGTGTTGTTGAGGCTCAGAGTGCTGACGAGGCATTGAACCGCGCCGCAAATCAGCAACGCTCTCTTGGATTCCGAATTCAATCTGCAAACATTGTTGAACAAGTTTTGGCAGAAGAAATCGAGCAACTTGATGAAGGTAAACTCGGTAAAGCACTCGCTGTTGGCGCAATGTCTCTTGCCTCAATGGGCGCAAAGGCACATACTGATACTACAAAGTCAGTTGCCGATTTAGCCAGAGAAAGACCTGCTGTTTCTACTTTACTGAGTAAAATTGGAGCACAGGGTCAAGTCCCTGCTTCTGACAAACGCGCTGCTGAACTTCAGAAGAAACAGGATCAAGAAATGCCAGCATCTGAGCGTCGTGCAACAGAATTGAGTAAAATGAAGAAGGAAGAAGTTGGTGCTGATAAGCGTGATGCAGGTTATAAGATGTCCCCAGCTGTTCGTAAGGCTCAAGGTGAGTCTGATAGACTTTCAAAAGTCGTCAAGCCAGTCCAGGCTGGAACTCTTGCTGCTCAAAGAAGAAGAGCAGAGATGAAGAAAGAGGAAGTCGAAACAGTTGATGAAGGTATTATGAGCGGATTGAAAAAGGCTCAAGTGAAGTGGAGAACAGCACATCGCGCAGTTTACGGAACTGATCCTTCTGCTAAATCAATGGTTGTTGGAGCAATTGCAAAACTCGCTGGTGCCAAGGCTAGTACCGCAAGAGCCGTTGGTTCTGCTGTTGGTGGAAAGCCAGTATCAAAGCAACAACAAGCAGCAGCAATCAAGCGTGCAGAAAAGCCAGCAATGGCAAGAATGCGTAATGAAGAAAAGGATACTGCTGGTGAGAATGATGTAAATAGCAATGTGAAAGGAAAATTAGCGGCTGATAAAATGACTAAGAAAGCAGCTGAAATTCGTAAAGCAAAGATAGAAGGTGGTGTGAACGAAATTAATCTTGAACCAATGATCGATCTACATAGACCAGCATCACTAGATCCAAACAAGAGAATACAGAAATGATTAAATTTAGCGAATTTTTAAAAGAGTCAACCGACTCTGTTATTGAGGTTGATTCGCGTTGGCTTGATAACAACGTCGAAGCGTTAAACGCAGAACTAGATGTTCTCACTAAAAAGCCATATCAAAATGCACCAATTATGCTCGCGCAATTACGCGGATGTTTGGAACGTTATGGTATGCTTCTACCACAAAGCGCATCGATGCAGTTTTTAAATCTTTCTGCAGAACTAGTCTATGCTCTCGGCGATTCTGGATATAACCTTTACATTGTATACGATACAAACGAAGATGCTTTCGTCGACGGTTATGCTCAGGCTGTGAGCGATGATGAACTCAGAGATCTATTAAATATGGATCCAGATGAGATTTTAAACACTGACCGCAAAATGATTAACCTTCGCCCATCAACATGGTATGCTCCACGCGACGATGATAGTGGAAATACTAGCGAATATTGATTAATTTATGTTTGATGATTTAAATGAGTCGAATGTATTATTGTATGCAGCCAAGTGTTATGATACACCAAACTGCATTTTAAGTGAATTCGACGAAGATTATAAGAAGTTTCGATATATTAAACGATTATTAAATCGATATCGAATATCTGGTAAGATTAAAGAAAGATTATTATTAAATCACATTAATCTTATTCAGAATGTTTTTGGTGTGGAGGCAAGCACGAGAATATTATTCTTGCGCATTGATCAAAGAGATTGGAGTGCGCTAAAGACGCTCCTTATTTTTGTATCAGCAATGCCGAAGATTGTAAAGGGGATAAGAGGAAAGGATATTATTTCTAGCGATATACCACTAGATCCTAATCTTGTCAACACTTTGAGAAAGATTGTTAAGACTGGGCATTAAAGAAGCGACATACTTATTCTAATAATAAGTCAACTAAAAGTCAAGTAAAAATGAAAAAATTTAGAAGTCTCAGAGAACAAGCTGTTGCAGTGCCAGGGGGCGCAGGTCCTAATGTGGCTGCTGGTGGTCCTGGTGGAATCGCTGGACTTCCTCCTGATCTTCCTCCTGTCGGCGGGAAGATTCTAAGAAGAAAGCCACATAGTTTTTTTGGTGGTAAAGCAGTATTTAAAGTTTCATCCGATGCCTTTCATAAGGCAAGGCTCGGAAAGAAAAAGTTTGAACATTATACAAGTTATCTCGGGCATAATGATTTAGCCCAAGAAATTCGTGAATACGCTATGCAAAATAAAGAAGAACCTATCATCATTGAAGATGAAGTGACAGGTGCTATGGTTTATTTACGATACGGAAAGAGGTAAACAATGAGAGCAGTATTAATTTTAACTGCTTTATTATTAACTGGGTGCGCAGATACATATAGATATCCATGTCAGGATCCTGAAAATAAGGATAAGCCTGAGTGCAATCTTCCAGCGTGTGAAGCCGATGGATTTTGTTACGATAAATTAAACGGATTGCCTGAAAGAGAACAGGCACCACAAGTTGAGGAACCAGCAGCGCCAGCTGCAGATTGTAATAAAACTGAAGAGTCTACAGGAGAATAATTATGTTTAAGGGTCCACGTTATACTGAATCAGAATTGATGGCTCGATTGAAATTTACAGTCGGTCTTTCATTGGCATTTACTCTTACAGGAATCGTGTTTGTAGTTCTCTACTCATTGATTTTTGTCACACAGCCAATGCAGCAATCACCAAATGACGCAAAGTTCTTTGAGTTGATTACGCCTATCGCAACATTCTTGACTGGTATTCTCTCAGGCATTATGCTTGGTAAACAAGATGACAAGAAACAAGAAGCACCACTTCCTCCGCCACTAGAAGTTTCTCCTTCTGACCTAGTTCCAGAACCAGTTGCAGAAGTTGCTCCACTAGTTGTTGCTGGTGCAGTTGGTGCTGCAGCAGCAGTTGCAGTAGATGCTGCAACGGACAACGATGAAGACGAAATTGCCTGAGGTGACATATGAGTCTAAAATCTCTTCAGCAAAAGATCGGAGTTACAGCAGACGGTTCGTGGGGTCCAGGCACTCTACGTGCCGCTGCTGCATTCTATAAACTCTCACCAGCGCGTGCTGCACACTTCTTCGGTCAAACAGCACACGAAACTGGTGGATTCAAAGCATTTTCCGAGAATTTAAACTACGGAGCCAAAGGCTTGCGCGGTATTTTCGGAAAGTATTTTACATCAGATGCCCTTGCTCTCCAATATGAAAGAAAACCAGAAATTT